ATCTTACATTATTTTATCTAACTTAGTATACCATAATATAACCGCATTTTAACATATATAATTAAATTTCAGTAATAATCATTGTGGCCAAGTTTTTACATAATACGATTATATACAAAAATCATCAATAATAACATATAAATTTTGACGTTTATTTGACGTCAAAAAAAATAAGGGGTACCGATTGGGTACCCCTTTTGTTGTAATTTACTATTCAATATTATGTTTAGTGGTAAAATTTGCGATTTTTACTTCTAATCTAATTCAGTTAGACGGAATAATTTACCATTCCGGAATAACATTTCACATCGATGGTTGTTTTCATCAACTAATGTTGCCTCAAATAACCCCTCTTGCGGAACTTGAATATCTTCTGCAAAATTGTAAGTCTTTCCGTTAAATTCAAATGTCTTTGCCATATTATCACCTCAATTTAAAAATGCACCGCCAATATCTATATTATAAGCATCAATTATTTTCTTGCGTAATTGCTTAAATTCTTTGCCATGTCCTTTAAAATGACACTCAATAGTGGCATGTGCTAACTCATGATAGATTGTATTTAATTCAACATCTTTATCATGATTATCCTTACTTAACTCAATCAAGCAAGAGTCATCATTATACCAATATGTTATGCCTAATAGCTTTTTACTTCTCCCGATGTATTTATGTATCAACAAATCAGGTTTAAAAGAATACCCCAATGCCTCGATATTGGCTATTGCTTTTAAAAATATATCAGCATACGGCATCATGTCATCGTCAAGATATAGTGTACTGATTTTATCACCCCCATTAACTATCATCTAATAGTTGACTGTTGCAAACCGTGCAACTCGGAGATAATTGGATCACCATTCCTTTACTGTATACAGAACACTACCACCTTCAAAATGCTGTCCGTCAAAGTGTGCTAATACTTCAACTTTGCCTGCTTGATAGCCAATAGTCTCGTAGGCTTTACTGTCTAATACCGTTACACCAGCTTTAATCTTATGAGCCTTATTTAGGTTGATTTTATAAACGTCCACCTTTTGCTGGTCTGTATTAGCAACAACAGCAGTTCTATCTGACTTTTCAGTCACTGCTTTAGGTAATGCTGGGTCCTCATGTTTTATAGCCTGTTGTGTTTGTTTGGCCGCCTGTTCAACCGTAGGAGCTTGCACATAATAAGTGGATACAGGTTGAGTTGTTTCCATCTTGGAAACAACTTGTTTAGCTTCATCTTTGGTAATGTGAATAGCATTAGCTAATTTGACAGGATCCTTTACTTGTTCCTGTTTTAGCAACACCGGCTTTTTGACTTGATATGAATTATATATAGACACCCCTACAATAGCTAAAATAATTAAAATTAGCCCCCCTATGAGGATTTTATGTCGTTTTAGGTAAAACAATACCTTGAAAGTCCAAAGGCTCATTATAGACCCCTTTCTTGCATTTCTTGTGAAAACATTTCTAACGCTTGCGCTTTTTCTGCATCGAACCGTTCAACAAGATTTTCACGCAACCAATCTGGATTACCATCATAGTTCCATGGATGCAATTTGCGCTGTTCATATACCCCATTAATTAAATCCCAGTCAAATTTAATATCGTTCACATAAGATAAGTTCCAATCAGGCTCCCAACCCGGAACATATTGCATGGCCTCTTTAAAAAGATTAACAACTTCACCGGGACCATATTGAACAGCAGCGGAAAATACAACATCACGTAATGCTCGACTATGGATATTAACATCAAACAATTGATTAGATAGCTCGCTACACGCCACATCATAATAAGCATATTTGATGTAATCATGCTGCATTGCCATAAATCCATTAGGATCTATAGTTCCTAATTCTTGCCATTTGTTAATGAATTCATCGGAATTGATAGAGCCTGCACTTTGAAGAGCCCTTGCATAGTCTTTGTAGAATCCATCTTCTTGGCGCAAGCCCCATCCAAGGAACGCATCCACGCTCCCGCAATTGCTTGCTAACTGATACGCACCATACGAAATACCCCCAAGATCCCCCTCACCTGTAGATACAATAGCTGGGTCTCCATTGCTTTCATATGCCGCACTTAGTTGTCCTAGTTTTTCCATTCTAATCACTCCTTTTCTTTGTCATTGCTTCCACCATTCATATACTGCGAACGCTTAACACCGCCAGTAGCACCAATATAGCCGCCTAATACACCGACTATTACACTTGCCAAATCCTTTTGTTCAAGATAAATAGTCATAATTAAGGCGGCCGCTAATGCAAGCAAGGTGATAGTGTCCTCATAATTGATTTTCATTTAATCGCCTCTTTTACAGATTTAATAAATGTTATTAACTGTTTGACTAATCCGATTGCACGTTTAAACCACCTCGATTCCACCAACTCCAGTTCAATCATATTTTCAACACAGGATGCTAACTCAATTACAATGGGAATGAGGTACATTCCTGTGCTTAAAAACGTATCTAGTCGGCCTAAAAAAATAAATTCAACATCTGGTAATGTAAGCAAGATAAACGATAAGACAAATAACCAAGGATATGATTTGACAAGTTTCTTTGTCATATCGGCTCGCAGTTTATTACTGACTAGGAACCTATGTTTCTTGCCATTGATTTCAACATATCCCCATCCACGCCATAGTATGGCCAATATGGTATTAGTAACTGTACAGGGCCTATTTGTCGCAATATTAAAATTGCGCACCTCAACTAAGATGCGCAATATCGTATCAACAAACACCAATATCAAAGTACAAAATATAGCTAATGATATTTGTACAAGTTCATGTTCATTTAATCCCACCATAATAGGTGGTGGAGCGAAGATTTCAATCATATATTCCCTGTCCTTTCAATAATTAACCTATTTAAATGTTTGCTAATATTTTTTTGTATTGAAATTTGATTGTCTATATTGAAAGTTATTTTAATCAAATTAGGTGGCACGCTTTTAGTTGTTATAGTAATTTCAATATTTTTGGAGTTAGGGATTATTAATTCCCTCTCTGCTGCATCAGATGCGTCCATAAAAACACGATATTTTCCTTTTGGTAAATACACGTACCATTTATTAAACGATTCAACATTACGTGCTTCCCATTTCCATGTATTGAATGTAATTGGGTCATATTGCACATACCCTCTATCTCCATTTGACTTAACAACATTTAAAGGTGTTACATTTCCAGAAACTCTTGCATATAAATCCTGTCCATTAAAACGGACACGGATGTAATTACCACCCGTGTCCTGTGCGTTTTCTGTTAAATTGTATGTTTGTATCTGCCCATTAGATGTTTTTGTTTTAATAACTGCCATTATTCCACCCACAATTCTGCGCCATTTGCGAATGTAATTTTATTGAGTAATGTATCAACATATACAGTTTTCCATGGTGTTACTTGATTATTAGCCCAGCCTCTAAAATATAATGGTTGATTGCCGTTATTTGGAATCAATAATTGCCCGCACCACTCAGAATCGCCGTATTCAATAATTACACCATCATTTGGAGAGCCATCATTAAATTGTTTATGAGCTTGCTTGAATAAAACTTTATAAGATCCTGTTGGTGTATTAATCGAACCGGGTTCATCAGACGAGAAGAACCCCTCTGTAGCAAATACTTGTCCTATTACCGTTTGACGACCTTTCTTACCTAGATATGCTGCATCTGCATCTTTTTTAGAAACTAATGTTCCAGTAGAAGATGCATCATCTTCGGTTAAAACTCTAAACGTTTTATTTTTATTAGCATCATAGTAACCAATCGATTTCCCCAAAAAGACCGTTCGATTATCACTCATGCCAAATTCCATAGAATCGCCTGTAGACATTTTTACAGCATGATGAGCGCTTCCGTTCGTATCTGTTACTTGCACCGAGGTATTATTAGGCATGATAATAGGGCCTTTCATCTTGCCGCCGCTAAGACCTAAATAATCAAGATTTTTTAACCGTTGCATATTGATTGAGTTTTCAAAATCGTAATTTGGGTCCCCAACATAAATATCAACTTGGTGACGTTTGTTAGGTTTTTGGGTTAGTACCGCAAAATAGAACTTGCCGTTATAGTAAGCAATATCTTCGATTTCGGTTTCACGGTTAATCTCAATAATTTGTTTAACTGTTCCGAATGGTGTACACTCAACAAGGCTCCCTAGCGTTGCGGACATAATTGCACCGTTTAACATGAAAGCCCCGTTATTATTCATATCCGGATAGATATAATCAACTTGATAAGTCTTGAGCTTTTTAAATTCATCATTGTATAGATTGATTGTCCGAACTCGTTGATTGCCTGCGATAGGGACAATGGAAACATAAGTCCTTGTAATTGGATCATAATCAATGTTGAATACTTTTTCTTGCAATGTGACAGTGTTTTCGATTGCCATAGTATCTGCATTAATAACAGTTATATTATTTCCGTTTTTTATCCCATTTGCGATGTAAATCTTATTGGTAAAGCGATTGTACGTCATAGTATTACAATGCCCTAGACGCTCAGAATCCGTAAATTTATAAGTACCTACTTTTTCAAAGGTGTCAGGATTGAGTTCATAAAGAATTTGATTAGTACCTTCACCATTGATACAAGCCAGTACAAATACATTCTTTTTAGAATTGTAAGTAAATCCTTGGCATTGGTTAACTTCTGTATCATACGTAATGTTTTTCACGAATGCTATGTTGGATGCACCTTTTAACATTGGTGTTTCTGTAGGATAATACGGCTTGATGTTGGTATATACACCCATATCCATGACTGAACCTACTGTATTAAAGGTTAAGTGTTCAGTTAGTTTGTATTGCCCGTTTGGTACTAATAAAATTTTATTAGCCAAATTATCATTAGCACGTTTAAATGCAGCAGTATCATCGGCGACACCATCGCCAATTGCTCCGAAGTCTTTAACTGACACAATACCATTTAGCGATTCTTTTCCAATGTATTTAGCATCAGCTTCAGATTTAGTTACAATTCCTTTGCCACCGGGTATTGCTATTTCTTCAGCTTTAGCAGCTGCT